AAGGTGGTAAGATACAAAGTTTAATACAAACTTATAATTACTATTTACAAATGATGCGTGATGTAACTGGATTAAATGAAGCTAGAGATGGTAGTATGCCAGATAAAAATGCTTTAGTTGGTTTACAGAAACTTGCAGCTGCTAATAGTAATACTGCAACTAGACACGTACTAAATTCTAGTTTGTACTTAACTTTATCTATGGCTGAGTGTATTGCTATGAGAGTATCTGATGTTATTGAATACTCGCCAACAAGAGAGTCATTTATAAAATCATTGGGTAAATTTAATGTAGCTACATTAGAAGAAATGGCTAATTTACATTTACATGACTTTGGTATATTCTTACAATTAGCTCCTGATGCAGAAGAAAAACAATTGTTAGAAAATAATATACAAGTTGCTTTACAGTCTCAACAAATAAATCTTGATGATGCTATTGATATTAGAGAAGTTAAAAACTTAAAACTAGCTAATCAATTACTTAAAATAAGAAGAGTTAAAAAGCAGGCAACTGACCAAGCATTTAAAGAAAGAAATATAAGAGTACAAGCTGAAGCTAATGCTGCTGCTTCTGAAAGATCAGCTGCTGCAGAGATGCAAAAGCAACAAGCTCTTACACAATCAAAAGTTCAAATAGAACAATCAAAGTCTCAGTTTGAAATACAAAAGATGGAAAGAGAAGCTGCTATCAAGAAAGAGTTAATGGAGTTAGAGTTTCAAATGAATTTAAGATTAAGAGAAGCTGAGGTTGAAAGCGTTAAACAAAGAGAAAAACAAAAAGAAGATCGTAAAGACGAAAGAACTAAGATACAAGCAACTCAACAAAGTGAGTTAATTGATCAAAGAAAAAAAGACACTGGACCTAAAAGTTTTGAATCTGCTGGATTTGATAACTTAGAAGGTTTTGGCCTAGAACAATTTGAGCCTAGGTAATTTACTAATTATATAATATTATATCATGGAAAACACTGAAAAACAAGAAGACGTTATTCAAGAGGTGGAAACACAAGATCAACCTGTTGAAGAACAAAAACCTGTTGAAGAGAAGATCTCTTACAAAGAGGTTAAAGACGATGGAACTATTAAAATAGATTTATCAAAATTAAAAAAATTTCAAGAACAAAATGAGTCCACTGAAGAGCAAAGCACAGATGAGGTACCTGTTCGCGACGAACAAAACGCTGGCGAAGAAGTTCCTGAAGAAAACAAAGAAGAGCAAGTTGAAAAGCCTGCCGAACAAAGTGAAACGCAAGAAGAAATAATTCTTGAAGAAGTAACAGAAGAAGAAGTTGCTGAGACTAAAAAAGTTGAAGCAGAAACAATAGTTGAACAACCAGTAGTTGAAAAAGAAGTTGAACCACAAGTTGTTGTACCAGAAAACTTACAAGATTTAGTTAAGTTTATGGAAGAAACAGGTGGTAGTTTAGAAGACTATGCTAGATTAAACGCTGATTATTCAAACATTGATAATGATACTCTATTATTAGAGTATTATAAAAATACTAAGCCTCATTTAAATATGGAAGAGATTAACTTCTTAATTGAAGATAACTTTCAATTTGATGAGGATGTTGATGAGCCAAGAGATATTCGTAAGAAAAAACTGGCCTTCAAAGAAGAGATTGCAAGAGCTAAAAAGCATCTTACTGGTTTAAAGGATCAATACTATAAAGAAGTCAAGTTGGGTTCTAAGTTGACCAGAGAGCAGCAAGAAGCAGTAAGCTTTTACAATAAATACAGCCAAGAGCAAGAAGCTTTAGGTAAAGCTCAAAAAGCTAGCGCAGAACATTTTAAAAACGCAACTGATAATGTTTTTAACCAAAATTTCAAAGGTTTTGATTTTAACGTAGGCGAAAAGACGTATAGGTTTAAAGTAAATGATGTTCAAAGCACAAGGCAGTATCAAAGTGATATTTTAAATTTCGTATCGGAGTACGTTGACGAAAATAATATGATGAATGATGCTAAAGGTTACCACAAAGCTTTATACGCTGCAAAAAACATTGATAAAATTGTAAAGCATTTTTACGATCAAGGTAAAGCTGATGCTATAAAAGAGACTACAATGAAAGCTAAAAACATTGACATGTCTCCAAGATCAGCCCCACCTGTAGTAGATGCGGCAGGATTTAAAGTCAAAGTTTTAAACGGTGAAGATACCTCAAGGTTGAAATTTAAAATTCGTAAATAAACAATAACTTAAAATTTAAACAAAATGGGATTTAATACGTCTTTAGGACTAGGGGGTTCATACTCTCTAGCATCTATGCCTTCCCCAACTGTAAGTGATAACAATTATATTGATTTCACAGCTTCGGCTACTGCTGGATGGGCACAACAATACTTACCTGAATTGTACGAACAAGAAATCGAAAGATACGGAAATCGTTCAATTAGTGGATTCCTTCAAATGGTAGGGGCTGAAATGCCTATGGAATCTGACCAAGTAGTTTGGTCTGAGCAAAACAGACTTCACATTGCTTACAAAAGTAGTGGAGCTGCTGACGGTGCTGATAGTATTCAACTTGTTGGAACTTCAGGTACTTGTTCACTTGGTACTAACTTAACTAACTCATTAAGAGTTGGTAATACAGTTATTATCACTGATACTGCAACTGGACTTAAAACTCTTAAATGTTACGTTAGCCAAACTAGTGGTACTGCTACTGGTGGTAACAATACTAACTTTACTGTTTTACCTTACACTCAAACTGATTTATCAGGTGGTGATGGTACTGCTGTAGTTTTCTCTGACAATGAGCAAATCAATGTATTTGTTTACGGTTCTGAATTTGCTAAAGGTTCTGCTTCTATGGTAGGAGAGCTTAAGCCTCAGTTCCAACAGTATAACAACAGACCAATTATTATTAAAGATCACTTTAAGATTTCTGGTTCTGATACTGCTCAAATCGGATGGATCGAAAGTAGTGATGAAGCTGGTAACGTTGGTTACTCTTGGTACTTAAAATCTGCTGGTGAAACTAGAATGAGATTTGAAGATTATCTTGAAACTTCTATGGTTGAAGCTGTAAAAGGTGTTCCTGGTGCTTCTACTGTTGATAGCACTATTGCTGATGCTGGTGACAGCTTTGGATCTGAAGGTCTTTTTGCTGCTATCGAAACAAGAGGTAATGTATTTGAAGATTTAGCTTCTTTAGCTGATTTTGATTTACTACTTAAAAATCTTGACAAGCAAGGTGCAATTGAAGAAAACATGCTTTACGTAAATAGATCTTTAGCTCTTACAATCGATGATATGGTTGCTGGGTTAAACGCTAATTACCAAGGTGGTGCTTCTTTTGGAGTATTTTCTAACAGTGCTGACATGGCGCTTAATTTAGGTTTCTCTGGATTTAGAAGAGGTTCTTATGACTTCTATAAGTCTGACTGGAAATACCTAAATGATGCTGCTGGTAGAGGTGGTTTCGGAGATGTTTCTGGAATTTTAGTTCCTGCTGGTACTTCTAGTGTTTATGACCAATCAATGGGTAAAAACATTAAAAGACCTTTCTTACATGTAAGATATAGAGCTTCACAAACTGATGACAGAAGAATGAAATCTTGGGTTACTGGTTCTGTAGGTTCTGCTTCTTATATTGGAGATGACATCATGGAGGTTCACTATTTATCTGAAAGATGTTTAGTAGTACAAGGTGCTAATAACTTTGTAATGTTAAAAGAATCATAATTAATAACCTTTAAAAACTAAACAAAATGGATAAATATTTATTTTTTACAGATGGAGACACTATCGATGCTGCCGCTGACATGGCTTGTTATCCTCTAAGTTCTTTTTTAGGATTTAGTGTTGATGCAAGTGATGCTGTTTCAGTAGCAATGAAGTTTGTATCTGCTGTTACAGGACCTGGCGCAACAACTGAAGTTGATACAGTTAGCTTGGTGATTACTGCTGCAAAACATAAGAAAGTTATCGAATCAATTACTAAAGCTATTAACGCTGCAAGTTTTGATGACAATAGCGGTCTTATCGTTGTTTGTGACGCTTTGAATTCAGTATTTGCTGATTCAGATATCACAGGATGTGCAATAACACATGACTCATAAGTCAATCAATAATTAAAGGAATAGGCGCTTCGGCGCCTAGCCCTTTATTTTTTAACTATTTAATTATATTATATTATGGAAACGAAAGTTCAAAAGCCTAAAAAGGCTAAAAAACAAAAAGTTGAGGCAGTAGAATCTCAAGGCCCTAAATGGGAAATTAAAGACAGAATGTATTTATTAAAAGGTAGAGGTAATCCTCTAACCTATGTTTTACAGTCTAAATCTACAAGAAAAAAACCTTTATTATGGTGGGACGAAGAAAAAGGTATTAATAGAGAAATGAGATATGCTAGTAATCAAGAGTCTGTCTTTGTTGATGAACAAGATGACAACGCAATACTAGAACATATTATATTTGAAAACGGAGGTTTATTTGTTTCAAAAAGAAACCAAGCGTTACAAAAATTATTATCTTTGTATCACCCTAAAAAAGAATATGCTTACTTTGAAAAAGATGAAGTAGCTGAAGCTAAAGAAGATCTTGTAAGTATAGAAACTGAAATGGAAGCTTTAAACACAGCTGTTTCAATTGATATTGATCAAGCTGAAGCAATACTAAGAGTTGAAAAAGGTTCTTCAGTTGATAAAATGAGTTCTGCAGAATTAAAAAGAGATTTATATCTATTTGCAAAAAACAACCCATTATTGTTCTTAGATCTTGTAAATGATGAAAATGTAATACTTAGAAACTTAGCTATTAAAGCTAATGAGATGGGTGTTATAAAATTATCACAAGACCAAAGAAGATTTACTTGGGGCTCAACTGATAGAAAACTAATGGAGGTACCTTTTGACGAAAACCCTTACTCAGCTTTTGCCGCGTGGTTAAAAACAGATGAAGGTGTTGAAGTTTACAAATCAATTCAAAAAAGAATAAACTAACAACTAATGATCACGGCCCTTTAATTAGGGCCAGTGATTATAACAATATATAAAAATGGCAATATCAGTAGATAGAGTATATAGAAAAGTATTAGCTATACTAAACAAAGAATCCAGAGGTTTTTTAACACCAGATGAGTTTTCTAAAATAGCTTCTCAAGCTCAACTTGATTTATTAGATAAAGCTTTTCACGACTACAACAGAGCTGTGCTAAGAGAGTCAGCTGGTAGAACTGGTGATGGCTATGCTGATATACCTAAAAAAATACAAGATCGTATAGATCCTTTTTACAATGCAGAAACTATTTCACTTACAGGTGGTGTAGGAACTTTACCTACGTTTTATAACATTATAAATGTATCTGTAGAAAAAACAATGCTAACAAATATAGAAAGAGTAGAAAAATCAAAACTAAACTTTTTATTATCTTCACCGTTGACAGCGCCGTCAACAACATTTCCAATATATTATATAACAGGTAGTACTATAACAGTTAATCCTAGTAGTTTTACAAGTGTACGTATGGATTATGTGTCAGTACCTAGTGATCCTGTTTGGAACTCAACAGTTGATGCTAATGGAGCTTTAACATACGACGCTACTGGTTCAACAGATTTCACATTACATCCTTCAAGCGAGGTTGATTTAGTGTTAGAAATATTAAGATATACAGGTGTAGTTATAAAAGATCCTTCTGTTATACAAAGCGCTACAGCAGAAACAACACAAAAAATACAACTAGAAAATTCATAATAAATGGGATTATTAGACAATAGAACACAAGAAACATATTACACTGGTAGTCAGTTATTTTATATTAGTGGTATAGATTCAAACTATCCCGCTTATACATATTCATTAACTAACATACAAACAGAGCATGGTAGTGATTTAGTAGCATCTGACATAAGAGTTTATGTTGAGTCTAGTAATACTGATTTTACTGATAGAGAAATATTTGATTTTACTGTAGCAGATGGCGTTTTAACAATATTAACATCTGGTGAAGCAGGTGGTGATGGTGACCAAGCTTTTGATGAATTATCTGAATTAAACACAGATGGTTCTCTTAGAGTTGAATTAGTAGACCATGAGTTTGGAGGTTACAGATATTCTTCATTATCAGATGTTGTGAATAATTTTATGGTTGCTTATGTAGGTAACGGTAAATTAATAAACAGTGTTGCAAAATCTGATGTTTTATTCCATGCTAAAAGAGGTTTACAGGAATTTAGCTATGATGTTTTAAAAACTGTAAAATCACAAGAAATAGAGCTTAGTGCTTCTTTAACAATGCCTATGCCTCAGGACTATGTTAGTTATGTAAAACTATCATACATAGGTACAGATGGTATAAAAAGAATTATATATCCTACTAGGCTAACTATAAATCCTACTGAAGCACCCGCTCAAGATAATAATTACGAGTATTTATTTAATAATGATGGTACATTGTTAAAAACAACTCCTTTGACCAACGAAAGATGGCAAGATTTTGATACAGATAATATAACTGGTAATTTAAATAGAGAAAGTGATTACTTTATAGGTAAAGACAATCATTTAGACGAAAACTTTGGTAGAAGATATGGTTTGGAGCCTGAACATCAACAAATAAACGGTTACTTTACTATAGACGAAGCTACAGGTAGTTTTGCTTTTAGTAGTGATTTATCTGGTAAAGTTATTGTTTTAGAATATGTATCAGATAGTTTAGGTACTGATGCTGAGATGAAAGTGCATAAGTTTGCTGAAGAAGCTTTATACAAGCATGTAGCTTTTAATGTTCTAGCAACTAAAAGAAATATTCCAGAATATATAGTACAAAGATATAAAAAAGAAAGAAGAGCAGCTTTAAGAAATGCCAAGTTAAGATTATCTAAAATAAATCTTGAGGAAATATCTCAAGTAATGAAAGGGAAAAGTAAACATATAAAAAATTAATATATGCCTAAAATTCAAAATAGCTTTCTAAAAGGTAAAATGAATAAAGACCTTGATGAAAGGCTAGTGCCAAAAGGTGAATATCGTGAAGCACAAAATATATTAATTACACAATCAGAAAACTCTGATGTAGGCGCTGTAGAAAACATACAAGGTAACGCTAAGATTTTAAGTAGTGCTTTTTTAAGAGAAGACTCTACTATAGAAACTATTGGTTACTTTGCAGATACTTTAAACAAAAGAGCTTTTTGGTTTGTTACAAATTTTACTGGTGACGATGGTGATATAAGAAATATGTCTAGAGCACAGTCTAGTAATACTTGTGGTATAATAATGGGTGATTTAAACGGCTCTGAAACTAGTGCTAAGTTATTAGTTAGTGGTCATTTTTTAAACTTTAGTAAAGACCATTTAATTACAGGTGTTAATTTAATAGATGATTTGTTATTTTGGACAGACAATTACAATCAACCTAGAAAAATAAATGTAACAAAAGCAATAGCTGACTCTAGTTATTATGTAAATGAAAAGCAAATATCTGTAGCTAAAGTAGCTCCTTATTTAGCGCCAATATTACATGACTCAACAGGTGCCGCTGATGGTGTCACATTAACACGTGACGATGACGTTACATCTGATTACTTAAAAGATAAATTTGTTAGATTTTCATATAGATATAAATATG